GCAGAGCCACCAGATAAGCACAGTCGAATATCTGGAAAAGCTGGCTGACCGATACATTACCAATGGCACAACACACATCACGGAGCACAACCGGGAAAGTTTTTTCAATATCTTCATCGATAATGCGGATTTGAAAAACCTGCGTGTTGACCGTGCTGGTTTGCACGAGGCCATGGATTTGTATAAGCCTGCTCACCTTGATTATCGGCTGATTGCTATTCCCGGCCGGCGCATTGCTTTGAATAATTGCGGGAAATTGGTGCGGGTGGATATCCCTGGCAGCGAATGGACGGAAATCAAGCAGCATATCATTTTTGATAATGGGCTGAATGGTTCCGGCGAGGTTGAGACTTTCGAGGAAAGTGAAAGCATCACCACGCAGCACACCAGCTATGTATTCAATACCGGCACCACAAATGGGCGGTTTAAGTTGAACCTGTCCGGGGAATATTCCTCTGAGCAGAAAGACCTGGGCGGCGATGTTACAGACCGCTGGTGTGTGTTCACTGGCACAAAGACCAATTCAAGGGCCTCTCCTACCACTAATAACGCTGCCAAAGAGGAGCGGAGCAAGACTTATCATGTGGCCGATTGGCAAGATGTTATCAATCGTCACGGCAAGGCCCTCAATGCGGCAGGTGGTGGCAGGGAAAAGCGATGGACTACCACAGACACAAGAACATGGACAGAGCGCAGGTACAAGCGACCTGCTCCTTTTTATGCCCTGAATAAGATGGGCAATAGGACAACCACCCGGCAGGATGTGGGTGGGGATGTGGAACTGCTGGAAGTTATCTTCACAGGCGGCACCATTACCAACGGAGCCAAGCCGAGCCATCGGCAGGAAGAAACAACCAGTACAAAAACAATCCTTTCCACCGTCTTTGTCGATGATGGACGTTTGAATGGCAAGGGGATGGCCAAGGCCAACGATGCCGAAAGCCGGCAGAATAGCCACACTGAGAGCACCACACAGGTCAAGGTTATATCGACCTTTACTGGCGGTACTCTTAACGGTGGGTTGATGGCGAATGGGTGCCAGCACGAAACCAGGCGGCGAATTGTTCATGTTCCTGTGTGGCGTGATGTTGTCAAGTGTAGCGGTGCAACGCTGACAAACAATACCAAGCACCATACCACCACGGAAGAAATCAAGCATACAATCCCTGGCAGGACCGAAAAGAAGTTCAATCCCAAGAAGGGAACGCTCTTAAATAATCATGCTGTGTTGGGATATATGACATTATGAGGAGGTTATAACAAATGAGTGAAAACATTGTGAAGTATTCCGGGGACAGCACTTCCCGCGAGCTGTGGGAAAACGGCCCTACGGCTTCCACAGGCTTTTCGAGAGTGCTGAGCCCCCAGCAGCGCAATTTTTCCATGGTCGCTTATCAGCAGGCCAAGCCGCTGCTTGATTCAGAATTGAACCTGACTCAGCAGATTCAGAACAAGCTCCGGGCTGACATTCTGAGAACGCTGATGAAGCCGGGCATTATCACGCTGAGCACAACTACCAACGTGACCGACAAAAAGAACACGCTGCGGATTGGGAATGCAGCCGCCCACCTGAACGGCTGGATTATCCAGATGTATGGCCAAAACCGCAGCGACACGCAGAGCGATATCGTATTCCCGGAGGCACCGAATAACGGCACCCGCGAAGATTTGGCATTTCTCGAATGCTGGTTCGAGGAAGTGGCCCCTACGGGCAGCCCCGAAGATGATAGCGAGAGCGTTTATAAGTATGGCGGTGTGAATTCCGGCACTGTGGCAAATGATATCCTCGATGCTACGGCAGAAGATGAAACCACCCGCCGAATTCAGCTTCGTTGGAATATCCGGGCAGTGACGGATGTAAACTTCACGAGCTCCCCGAAGGGCATGACCGATAGCAGCCGAGTAAAGGCAAGAGGCGGCAATGCGAGCGATGCAGATTATTCGTTCACTGCTGTGGGCGACGGCCTTTATCGTGCTGGCGATGGCACGAGCGCAGCTTGCACGGCCCTGCATTGCGTGGATGGCTATGTGTATGCAATCCCGCTTTTCCAAGTACACCGTCGCAACAAAACGGCCTATGATGCAACGGAAAACCCGTATGGCGCTCCTGCTTATGGCTCTGGCGTAGAAATCAACACCGGCCTGTACCACGACATTGTGGATGCCCGCGATGTAACCCCGCTTTATCCTGTTGCTACTGCATACCAGCAGGCAAGCGACAAGGCAAGCGACAAGGCTATCTTGCAGGAAATCTTTCAGCAGGTACACCAGCAGGCCAGCGAACTGGAAGCATGGAAAACGCAGCGTAACCAGCAGGGCGTGACCACGATTTACAATAAGTTCGTTATTTCCGGCGCTGTGGTCAATGCGATTGCAGGCACCCGCAATGTCAAGGTGACGAAAACCGGCACCTACACAGCAGGCAATTATTCCCTGCTCTATGTAGATGGCCATGTGATTTCGATTGATGACACCCAGGACAGCGTGGCAGCGGTTCCGACCAATGACACGGCAGAAAGCAAAGCATATTATGCCTACATCGATGGCAGTGCCGAAAATTACACGGTGCACATCGGTGCTGAGGTCCCCGCGGGAAAATTAGGGCTCTATCGTATCGTTGTTCCAGCTGGTGATAGTGCTGCAAACCTCAATTCGGTTTCCTTCACGGATATCCGCAGAGTAGAGCCTGGTTATCGGAACTACTACAACAACCTGCCCAGCGTTCGCGTAGACTTGCCGCAGGAGGCTATTGGCTCCGATTACGGCGTAGAGCTGGCGGTCGAAGGTTCCACCAATAACCGCAGCACTGTCGTGGAAGTCACGCAGAAAGCAGCAGGTTTCTTTATCATCACGAGCCGAGGCACGGCTGATAACATCGTCGTTCGTTGGACTCTGACACAGCCCAAAGCGTAAGGAGGGATTGAAGAATGTTCGTTAGTAAAGTGAAACGTAAATGGCAGAAATGCAACTATGTGCCCTATGGTGTGCAGGGCAGTGTGTTCTTTGCCGGCAAGGGCGAAAACACAGTTAGCATCGACCTCGAAACGGCCCAGCAGGACCGCTCCACCACGTTGATGATATCGCAAGATTACAGCGGTACTCTGATGGTGGGGGAAGGCCCGCTGACTGCCGCCCTGATTGATATTCCTGCAGCGAGAACTCAGTTAGTGGAAACTGGTGAACTCAACGAGAAGGATGAACCCATCAAAGTGGTGGAAAAAATCCCTGTCGATGTAGATAACTGTACGCTAACGCTTTTCCCGCTGGAATATCCGCTGGAAAAAGATGCTGACAATATGTGAGATTTGGAAGGAGATATAAAAACATGGAAAGCTTTATCATTGACAAAGACCGCAAGGCCATCGAACACGTTTCCGGTGGCAAAATGACACTCATGTACGATAACGCTGGCAATCCCTCTGTGATGTGCGTTATCCCGAAATTCAACCTTGAGGATGTGGATGCAGACCTCGGCACCGGTGTACATCCCGCTTTTGTCGTGCATGGCAAGGAAGTGCCGGAAATCTTCATCAGTAAATACCAGAATATCGTTGTAGGCGGCAAGGCTTATTCGCTGGCCCACGAGGACCCGAAAGCCTACATCACTTTTGACCAGGCAAAGGCAGCTTGTGATGCAAAAGGCCGTGGTTGGCACATTATGACTCGCGCAGAATGGGCGGCCATTGCTCTGTGGTGCAAAGCTAACGGCTTTATGCCCAGAGGCAACACGAATTATGGCAAGGCTTATGATGCGGCTCACGAGCATGGCGTTATGGGCGGCGAATCCCGTACACTGACCGGCTCCGGCCCGCAGAGCTGGAACCATGACAATACTCCCTATGGCATTTCTGACCTCTGCGGCAATGTTTGGGAGTGGAATGATGGCATGAAAATCATCGATGGCCACATCTACATCCATGGCGAAGGCGGCGCAGCTATGAACAACTTCGACACGAAGAATGTTGAGAATAGCACTGCCGGATGGGTAGATACTGGAGCTTTCTACATGGGCGATGGTATGAAAATCGGTGCAGCTCGTGCCAACGCAAAAGGCTATGATGGCAACTTCAAAGACCTTGTTGCTAACAGCGGTTTCACGATTCCGAACACGCTCAAGCAGCTCGCGCTCGCTCCTACATCCGGCAACACGACTGACGACCACTTCTACTGCAATACCGAAGGTGAACGTATCCCGTTCTCGGGTGGCGATTGGAACAGCGGCTCGACTGCGGGCTTGTTCGATTTGAATTTGGGCGACGTTCGTTCGGACTCGAACGGCGGCATTGGTTTCCGCTCCGCTTATATTGCGATTTGACCCTTGCCACTTGTGTTTTGTTGGGGCGGGCGATAGCCTGCCCCATTTTTTATAAAATTTTTTTGGAAGGATTGAGAAGAATTAACAAACTATCAATAATCACAAAAACAAATGATTTACTGGATGAACTTTACGATGCAATAGCACAATATCCGAAATCCGAAAAATTTGCACTGGGAGCAGATACAAAGCAGGCCGGATTAAACTTTTATAGGCTAATCATTACGGCTGCAAAGAAATATTATAAGAAAACGACATTAAAGGACGCTGATGTAGAATTGTTTGTATTAAAGAATTTTATCCGTATGGCACATAGCCGAAAATACATGAACACAAAACGCTACGAAAGACTATCGCGGGCAGTCGAAGAAGTAGGAAGAATGTTAGGCGGCTGGATTCAATCCACGGATAAATAAAAAATAAAATTTCATATTGGGGAATAGCTATTTACGTATCCCGTTATCGGGTGGCAATTGGAACAACGGCTCGAATGCGGGCTTGTTCGATTTGAATTTGAACAACGTTCGTTCGAACTCGAACGGCAACATTGGTTTCCGCTCCGCTTTACTTCACTCGTCAGAAGCTATAACCTCATGGGGTTATATCCAGTACAGAAGTATTAAAGGAGTTATTCTCCATTATTGCAGGGGCAGATACTGCAATAAAAAAATAAAAACGGAACGATACAGTTAGTAGCTGACCGCGAAAAATGTATCGTAGTGTTGTATTAGATATCTAAAGAAAGAAGTTTTTATACTCAATGAAAAGAATTAGCAATTTATATAGCAAAATTTATGACTTTGAAAATCTTTATGAGGCTTATCTGGAGGCGAGAAAAGGCAAACGATATAGGCATGATGTTATGCGATTCACTGCTAACCTTGAAGAAAATTTGATACAGATTCAAAACGAACTCATTTACAAGACCTACCAGGTAGGCCGGTACAATGAGTTTTTTGTTTATGACCCAAAGAAACGGCTGATTATGTCGTTGCCTTTCAAGGATAGAGTGGTTCAGTGGGCCATATATCGCCAGCTCAATCCGCTGCTTGATAAACGTTACATTCCCACATCGTATGGATGCAGGAATGGCGGTGGCGCTCACAGAGCAGTGGCGAAGTTAAAGCAGTACATCCGGGAGCAGCCGGGAACGGCATATATTCTCAAGATGGATATTAGCAAATACTTCTACCGAATAAACCACGATGTACTCATGGGGATTCTGGGGAGAATAATCAAAGATGAAGATTTGCTTTGGCTATTGGAAACGATAATTCGAAGTGACCACAGTTTTGGTATTGAGGTTGATGATTGGAATTATACCGGCGAGAGATTATCAAATGTCGGTATGCCTATTGGAAATCTATCTTCTCAAATGTTTGCAAACCTTTATTTGAACGGGGCAGACCATTTTGCGAAAGAAATATTAGGATGTAAATATTATATCCGCTACATGGATGATGTTGTTATTGTCGATACGGATAAGAAAAAGCTATGGGAAGTGCTCCATGCTATGGATGATTACTTCACGAATAAACTGGCTTTGAAGCTCAACAATAAAACATCCATCCGAACAGAAACACAGGGCGTTGATTTCTGTGGCTATAGAGTGTGGAGAACTCATATAAGACTGCGGAAGAAGTCAGCAATAAAAATGAAACACCGTATCAAACACTTACAAAAAGAATTTGCCAGGGGAGAAATTAAAGCAGGCAGATTCAGAAATAGCCTGATGAGTTATCTGGGAATGATGCAGCATTGCGATTCTCATTATTTGAAGGCAAAACTATTCGAAAACCTTGTACTGACAAAAGGAGGTAAATGATTATTATGAAAAAGATTCGTATGGCGCTCAGCGCTATTGTGATGACATATATCTTTATGATTGCACCGACATTTTGCTTTGCCGGTGGAATTCCGCAAGACAAGCAAATACACATTGCCGCAAGCACGGCAACGGGGCTTATCCTCGCGAAAAACAAGCCGTTCTGCTTATGGAAACCATGGGAAAGGGCTTTGTTTAATGTGGTCGTGATTGGCGGAGCGAAAGAATTATATGATTCAAGGCACCCGGACCGACATTCCGCAGATTGGGGCGATATTGGGGCCGATGCGATTGGCGCTTTCGGTGCTGAGGGCATGATTTGGCTTGTACATAAAACGTGGTGAGTTTAGGAGAGGTTTGGCGTATGGCAGAAAGAGCGCCACCGGGCAGGCGGCTGGCAGTGCAAAGTTAGGAGGAACGAACATGGACGAAGGGACAAAAGACATGAATGTTTTCGAGATTTTGAAGTCGCTTATCCCCGTACGGCTTGAGGCTGTATGGGGGACAGTTGTGGGGGTGCCGGCAGCAGTTACAGGTTATTTGTTTGGAGGTTGGAATGATGCCATTGAGGCTTTGCTTGTGCTGATGGTGCTTGATTATGCGAGCGGTTTTTTGGCGGCTTGTATCAATCCGCATCTGGCGCTTAACAGCCAAAAAGGATTCAAAGGTATCGCGAGAAAGATTTATATTCTGCTCATTGTGGCACTGGCCCATTTTGTTGATACTGTGATGGGCACCACGCAGGTATGCACATTAGCGATATTTTTCTACATTGCCAACGAAGGCCTGAGTATAGTTGAGAATGCGGCCAAGGCTGGCGTGCCGATACCTGATTTCATCAAAGAAACCTTAGAACAACTATCCCGTGAAAAGAAAGCGCGAGAGAAAAGAGGGTAAATGGATGGTTTAGCATGGAGCGAACTGTATGAAAAGTTTGCGGCCTTCGCGTATGTAGCGAGGAAACAAGGTTTTTACAATAATGCAGTGCAGGAAATGGAGTATTCTCTTTTTGAAATGTGTCCATTTCCGAGAAGATTCATTCCGAATAAGAAAGGCGGTAGTAAGAAATGAGAGAGGTTACAGTTTCTGAATTGGAACAGCTTGCCAGCGATGCCCGCGAAAGCATCTGGGCACAGGCAAAAGCCAACGGCAGGGAGCCGAAGATTTACCTGCATTGGAGCGCCGGCCATTACTTCCAGAAGTTTGACGATTATCACGTGAACATCACGGCTGATGGTAAGCTGTACTTGTCGGCTGATTTGGATGAAGTGCTTGCGCATACCTGGCGCCGGAATAGTGGGGCAGTTGGTATTTCGCTGTGTTGCTGTGCTTTTGCTACCAGCGCCAACCTGGGCGATGAGCCGCCCACGGATGCACAGATTGAAGCGATGGCGCAGGCTACGGCGGCTATTGCTAACGGCCTGTGGCTGACCATCGACCGGGAGCACGTTTTGACTCACGGTGAGGCTGCTGATAATATCGACGGCATCTATCCTCACGAGAAATATGGGCCGCTTACCACCGTTGAGCGGTGGGATTTGCAGTATCTTGCCACGGATGAAAGCCCCTGTTACATCATGGACTACGACGATGAGCGGACGGGCGGCAATGTGCTGCGCGGAAAGGCTAACTGGTATAGAAACGAGTGGGCCAAGAAGTAACTCGATAACATTTCGTTATTGAGTTAAAAACGAGTTAAAAACGAGTTAGGATTGAGTTAAAACGAATTAACAAACGATTGTCGAACGATTTAACCGCATATTGTCCACCAATCAAACACAGTTTCTTCATGGCCATGAGAAAACGTATTGCCTGCGGTGGACATTGCGCGATATCTTCGAACGATTTCAAACGATTGGAGGAATTCACTATGAGTAGTAAATGGGTACAGGTTCGCGATAGTCTGCTGGATGCTATCAAGGCCGAGGAAGTCGGCAAGGAGCTCAAAAACCGCTTTGTCGGATGGGCTGAAAAAGAGGGCATCGAGTTTATTGAAACCTTCGCTGATGGTGTCGTGGATGAGTGCCAGAAGGAT